CTCCAACTATGGCTGCTGTTGTTGGTTCAGGCATCTGGGAATTCCTCCTTAAATGTATTGTAAAATTTCTTGAAATCTCTCCAGAGAAAAATATAAAAGTCTGCTGCTACTTCTCTATACCAGTCCATCCCCCCTATAATGCAAATACAGGCTGCTATAATATTGAGAACAGCGTTTCGAAGCCAAAAAGCTGGCTCCTTAGGCTTCTTATCGCCTTGTTCAATCTTATTGGCCGCTTCATATTGCAAGATAGCCGTATGCATTAAAGGTAACAAAAAAGCCGAATATTTTTGGAAAAAGGGATTTAATGGTATCCCCACAAGGCAAATCCTAAAAGCATCATTAATCTCATAGTCTGTTCGTTCTTTATCTTTATCGATCAAATCATCCCAAAGATGGGCCACATAAATTAGGTCCAAGCAATAATTGATAGCTTCAACATCACCCCTAAGAACATATTTTAATCTTTCAATCAGTTCTTTCTCGCTTATCAATGGTATCCCCTTTTTAACGTTCAAATTCTATGATTTTGGCGGCATCCAATTTTCCACGGATAAACGCAAGGTCCTCCGACGTCTTCTTGGTAATCTTGAAAAGTTCGCTAATTTGCTCATCATGCCTGGATGTTTTTTCTACCAGAGTAACTACATCTGCCCTGCATTTACTGTCAGGACACCCACCGTTATTTCTTTTGCCAATACTGAGAAACCCTAATTTTGCCATAGCAGCCCCCAAGATAAATAAACCAGCCAAGATATAACCCAGCGCATCACCTAGTAATTTCATGCTTTCCATTGCTAATATCTCTTCTTGTTAGACGGTCTCCATTACATCCAACATAACAGAAAGCTGATCCGCAGCAGACGGGTGGATATAGATCATATCACCTGCATTGAGCACTTGGCCCACAATATCAGGACATCCAAAGGTTGCCTTGCTGCCAACCGCTTTATCGTTATAGACAAGGTATTCATCACCTACGCTTTCACCGGAAGGTACCTTATATGCCTTAAACGTCATTGCAGAGGTGGTGTCATTACATACAGTACATTTAAGTACACGTGCCTGAGTATTTGCTGGACACGTGTAGATAAGTGTTGCTGCTGCTCCCGGTTGCCCCGCATAGGCATTTTTAATGTATACGCTCATTGGTTTCTTTCCTCCTTATGCTGTTCTTTTCCACATGTACACTGCAATGTATGGTGGCATGTGGTTAATCTCCGCAAGGTCAACATCGTGGGTATGGGTTGCGCTAGCCACGGCAACCGTGCTTCCGGTTCCATCGTTATCTACTGTCTCAGTTGCGCTTGGTCCAGTGGAAGTGGTAGCGGGGTGATCATGCGTTTTCGCACCACCCGTTTCTTCCGGAGTATCAAAATCAGGGTCGGCAGGATCAATCCCTATTAGCATTCTGCCAGTGCCGAAGGCTTCCCACGTGCCATAACCCAGCAAATCCGCTGGGTTCGTGTCTACGATACTGATGAATATAGATCCAACTGGCCAGGGCTCAGGTGATGATGCTTTCGGTTCATAAGCGTGCGAGAACACAAGTTCTTCAAGCCGCTCAAGTCTACTATCGAAATCTTCGGGAGAAGGGTAGCTTTCGATTTTAAGCCGCAATTCTTCAATATCGTTATCATAAGATTTAAGGTCAAAGCCAGTTGTCTGCGCTACCATATCGTTGGAGTCAATGGAGTCAATCAGTCCAAGCGCCCAATAGAGAATTGGTTTTCCGATTTTTGCAAGTGCCTGTTCTACTGTGGTGTTAAGTTTTTTTATGGCCACCGCTAATAACCCCCAATATCAAAATCCAAACTGGCCGGGTTATAAATAACCCTTTCAACGGGGTCAGTAATTGAAACCCGGTAAATGCGATTGATCGCCATGCCTAGCCGGTGCCATATTGCCCTACGAGTGTATTCTCCAATCTTGCCCATACTCCGCCAGTGTTCATTGCTCCAAGTTCGCCCTCCATCGTCTGACCACTGAAGCATGGCTTGCGGGTCTTCACCCTGCCCCGTAGCCAAACCTACTCCGGCCTTAAATTCAATTTCCAGCCGATTATGATAAATGTACTTGCGGTCCTTGTTGATATTCGGCAGCGTTGCGACAGCCCTTATAGTATTTCCATAATCTGAGTAAGCAGCAGGATCAAGCTTGTAAATCCGCCCATTATGATAATCCCCAATAATGTGCATTCCTGAGTAGTATACGTAGCAATTAGAGCGGTGTCTTATATCTTTCCAGGTGGAGGGATAACTGGCCCATTGATGCCATCGGCCAGTGCTAACATTAAGCACCCAAGTGACGTTTTCAGTTGGAAACGTGAGAACATACCAGGTAGATCCCATTATATTTTCTATACAAAAGCCAAAGGCATCTGATACCTTGCTATATGATTCAAATCGCCTTTCAAGCTGCCTCGTGGATACAATTTTAGCGGCTTGACCTACACCAAGAGCACGCAGGACTTGCCGTGTATCTGAAAGCCAAAAGATCGTGTTGTCACCCTGGCCCACTGATTGTGGCGCACTGATTCCTTTGGTCTGATAAGCCCCTGAAATCCGTTCAAATGGAAAATCCGCATTTCCCGAGTTATAGTATACTTCTATGGACTTAGAACCAAACACCCAAAGTTCACGGTGGTCCGATACAACCCGAAGAGCGTCATCCGGTTTAGCTTCTGCCGTAGAATAATCGAGGGCATCCCAGGAGGTGCCATCGTTAATAGCTGAAATCCAGATTCTACCTGTACCTGATTCTGTTACAATGAAATAACCGTCCTGGAAAGTAAGAGAAGAAGGCGTAGGGAAGTCGGTATCAGTTATCTGCGTAATTGTAGTTCCTGTGACAATATAACCGTATTGGCCGTCTACAATCATTAATTGCGTACCATTATCAGCCATATAGACTGGTCCGCTGCTGGTAAGAAGTGATCCAGTGCAGGTGGTAATGCTTCCATCCTTATAGCGGTAGACTGTGTCTTTACACACAATGTAGAGGTATCCGTCCATCTCCCATAAGCCACGGATCTCTCCACCAGTAGAATCTACCTCTTTGAGCAAGGTCAGTCCTGGCGTTCCTATTAGACCAGCACGGCCATCTTCCAGCTCCGGCATCCAGAACAGATTTACAGGGTAAATTCCCTCGCCTGGGTCATTATGTATAATCGGTATTTCCATTTCTCAAATGTCTAGGTCTGGCTGAAAATAAACAACCACGTTTTCGGGTTCAAAACTGTTAGCCATAGCGAGCGACTGTGTTGCCATAGCCGCTATTATTTTTTGCCGGTTTTGTGAACTAGGATAATCAGCAAGCAGCTCTTGTGCTAGATTCCATTTTAGCGCTCGATACCATTCTCTCGGAAAATCGGGATTATCTGCTGTTGTATCAAAGTCTTCAATCGGGAGAAGCACGACCATAAATATGGTATACGTGGTATCGCTCGGCGTTTTGTCCAGGTAAAATCTAAGCTCGTCCGCTTTTTTCTCGTAGTAGTACTTTTGAGGGGTTCCAGAAGCGTCTTTATCGCCAAGGGCCATCCATTCACTGAGCGTCATACTATCCAAAGCAGTATCTGTTCCGTTCGCTGTTCTAATTACAACATCCAGAATATCTGTTGGAGGGCCGTATTGCTCACTATTTCCAGAGATTGTGGCAACATTGCTATTTGACCCCACATCCAAATTTTCGCTTTGAAAAGTGCCGTCTTGATCATTGATTATAAGCTCACCCGCAGCATCCCCATCTGCCCATGAGCCGGAAGTAACTTCAACGGACATTACAACTGCTGTTGCACTGGACGTTGCTCCTGTAATTGTATCTCCAACGGCAATGGTATACGTGCCTCCACTGGTAAACGCTAAGCGCCGGAGTTTCAAAGTATAGTTAGGGGTGGAGGTCAGCTTCAAGGTAAGATGCTTTCGTTTCCACATCTTGAGGCTAGGAGTAGCTATATTCCCTGGCCCCATCCACTGTTTTACAAGTAAATTTAGGGCCTGCTTTGCGTCATTGACCTCCTCGGCTGCCGCTGTCTCGCCAGCAGCAATAACGCCAAGGGCACGCAAAGCGGCATTGATAATATCGCTTGCTGTTACAGTAAAGTTTGTTGATCCGGAAGTTGCCATACTCTAATCTCCCAAATACTTTTTAAGAGCCTCCCATACCTTCTCAGGGCTGATTTTGGCTTGGCATTCGGCCACGCCAGTTTCAGGGTCCCGGCTGCAATTTTTAAAACCATAGTGCATCATATGGCAAGGGTAACATGGACAGTTATCAGGCGTTAGCGAGGTGGTATTTACCCAATCCCTTGTCAAATTTTCTATTGAGCTATGGGACAGAAATATGATCTTAGGCATATTGAGCATTGAAACTGCATTCATTACACCCGTCTCAGGCCCTATAACAACATCTGCATATTCCGCAAATGTGAGCGTTTGCCGTATGCTCCACCGGCCTGAAGCACATACCACCCGAGGTTCTTTCTCCCAGCCTGATTCCAATATTTGAGAAAGCTCGTCGCCTACCAGGATTACAGTAATATCCCGGTATTCAATAAGCAGCCGTGCAATAATCTGATCCATGTAAGGCCAGCACTTATGCACGCTACTGCCCGAAAGCGTCCATAAGACCACCTTGCCAGAAAACTTTTTACGTTTCTTTTTTGCCCACCGTACTTCGTCTGGTAAGGGATAAAATCGTGTGTGAATGTTAAACGGAACTTCAGCTATGTCGTGCATTAATTCAAGGTAGTTAATATTCGTCACTTTATGTTTGGCTTGTTTAGGCCAGTTAAAAACTGTACGACCGGGTAACGCAAGGAGCGTCCCTTCCACTGATTCGCTCAGGTTTATGAATTTATCATATTTTGTCTTTAAGACAGCCCAATACTCTCCAAGTTCGCTATTAGGCACTTGATCGGTTTGCTGTACGATAAACTCGTCAACATTCGGGTCTGCTTTAATGGCCTGATAACCCGCTTCAGAGGTATAGAGCGTGACATGATAGCCTTGCTTTTTAAGTTCAGGTAAGACGCTAGAAGTTTGAATCATGTCCCCAAAGCCGCCGTACCGTATAACGGCACATGTTTTTTCAGGTTTTGGTTTAAGGCAAGAAAATTGGTGTTTCTTACCATGTGTCTTTTTATATACCTGGAAAAACGATTGTTCCCGATTTTCGTTTACTAGGAGATCCCAAGATCCTACCCGCTGCATCCACTCGGTAACTTGAGCAGGGGTCAATTTGCTATCATAGTTTTCATGATCAGGCAGCGGAAGATAAAGTATTAGGTGTCCGCCAAACTTGATAACTCTCCACCACTCGCGCAATACCGGAAGCGGCTCTTCAAAACATTGTAAAAGGTAGCTAGAAAAAGCCGCATCCATGCTCCTAGACTGAAAGACCGAAAGATTGCGAGCATCAAGTACTATATCGGGTCTCCATGGAATATGTTCTGGCCATCCCTCTCGTAGGTCAACGCCTATAAAGTGGGGATAGGTCTTCCATGGTCCACACCCCAAATCTAAGACAAGCCCTTTGGTGTATGGAACAATCTCGTATTTCACCTTTAGGGCTTCAACGTTCTGCGGCTTGAAGACGTCCAGCACAGCCCTATTCCTCCTTTTTGAGAAGGGCTTCCTGTAGCATTAGTTTTAGCACGCTTTTTCGTGCGTTCCTCTTGAATGGCACGTTAAGACGGCTTAGGTATTTCATAATTTCCTGCCTGCTCATCGAATCTAAGTTTACCGTCTCAGCAGTGGAGATCTCTGCTTGTGCTTGCAGGTAATTTTCCTGCATAGGATCTAAGTCTGTTGGCCCATTAGCGTCTTCAGTAACCGAAGGTAGTTCCATTTTAGGGTTTTCATCATCCTCTGGTATCGCTTCTCCATCCGGCGAAGCTGTCTCTTTTGCTGGTTCCTTTTCTACAGATACAGGGGCCGGCTCTTCTATTGCATTAGCCTCCGCCACAGGAACCGGCTGTTCTTCTTTGACCACTTCGTTACCGTTGTGATCATAGAGCTTACCATCCTGCTCGTAGGTGTGACCGGCAATGCCATACACCATCGCATATGGTCTAGATCTGTCTAGCGTTCCCATCCTTTCGCCCTCCCTAAAAACCCTTTCGTTGGTTGTTCCTCAACAGGGCCTCCAATGTATTGATTCTCTGGAAGCACATAACTGGACCTTTCATCTTGCTCAGTGACTTGAATGAAGCCCCGCTCAAGATCTCGCTGGCTTACGCCACAATTTTCAATGATTCCTTGTTTTGCTTTAGCCATAACTCCTCCTTTCTTTTATAAGACTACCCTATCTCCCTTTTTGGGTTTGATGATCGGGTCACGCGGTTTTCGGTTGATGCGTTTACCGATCATTTTGACTGTCTTTTCAAAGTTATCCCTGAGATCCTTAAAACGAACATAGATTATCCGGTCGGCGATTTTTTTTGGGAGGCCGAACCTCCACCCCATTACATGTGAATACCATCGGTTCCACATGGTCGGGTACTACTTCTTCTGGTAGCGAAGCAGGCCTCCAGAGGGCTCCATAAACATCAACTCTTTTCCGTTTTTGGTCCTGGGTCCAGCGTCCCATTCAATTCCATTAATGTGTTTAGCGAAACTCTCCATTACTTCCGTAACCTTCCGGTGAATGTAAAAGATGTGGTACTCCTCCAACAATTCGCCAAGTATAGGTAAGAAAAAATCTACTTGGTGATGCGACTTTAAAATATTGAGAATTGGCTGCCCTTTCATGCACTTCAAAAAACCCAAGATATTATCTGGCGAATAGTAATTAATAGGTTTTCCCACATCAAGGTCAATCCAAGGAAATGAAACGTATCCAAAATTGTCTGCCAGAGTATTCATAAGAAAATGCGTCCCGCTACGTTCGTGACTTACGACCATCGCCTTTTTAACCCAGAAAGGTCCCAGGCTCACTTCCAGCTTTACTTCGAATCCCATTTCCTATAAAGAAAATGCACACGCTCTATTATTTTATCTTTCGGCATAAACCGACTCATACAAACAGGCAGCCGAAACTTCTCGTCCAGCGGACATTTTTCCAGTGTTTCAACCAGTCTGTGACACGGACTGCACGGTGCCTCAGACTGTATCGAGTAATCGTTGAGAAAATACTTAGTTAAATTTTCCCTGTTTGAATGTGTAAGCAACCCAATTTTCGGTGTCGCAAATGAACCCGCTGCGTTTAAAACACCTGTTTCCGGAGATATTACTAAATCCATAAAGCGGGTCATGATATGGCTTTGGCGTGGTCCCCATAGCTTGATTCTGCTACATACCCTAGGGTGATCCCAGTTTAAAATTTGAATATGGTCTGGCCCTGTCAGAAAGAACTTGATTTTTGGCAATTCTTCAAGCAACTGCTCCATAACCTCATCGGCAAACGGGTAAATCTTATGCCAGCTTGAACCAGCCAGTTGCCATTGAACCAGAAAGTAGCCTTCGTGCTTTGAGCGAAAGACTTTTCCAAGGACTTCCTCGGTTTCGGACAAATAAATCTCTGGCCTACACCCCCTATCAGGTAGGCCAGCAATCTCCATCGTGCGGTCCGAATAGTTGATATTGCCGCACCTTCTCTCTCTTTCTTCGTGCGGCAAGTTAAAAAGCTCCTCGTCCCTTTCTTCAAAAAGAAGGCTCCGCTCAATTGATTCACACAGGTTAATTACCAAGTCATACTGTTTTCTCATCTCGGTAAAATACTCACCGAGTTGGTCCGGTGGAATAGCATCTTTTCGCTGTACAATCCAATCGTCAATATATGGGTTGTGATCCCATATACACTTGGTTTCTGGCTTGCAGTTTGCTATCACGTAATAGCCTTGTTGTTTTAATATGCGAAATATAGGGGAAGCAATAGCCATATC